CTACCAAAGAAATGGGTGGTGGTTCTGGACTGAAGTATGCCGCTTCATCTATTGTCTATCTTTCAAAGAAGAAGGAAAAGGACGGTACAGAGGTTGTCGGTAACATCATCCATTGTAAGAATGCAAAGTCACGTTTGACTATCGAAAACAAGATGGTAGATGTAAGACTTATGTATGAACGTGGACTTGACAGATACTATGGACTGCTTGAACTTGCACTGAAGTATGGTATCTTCAAATCTGTTTCTACTCGTATTGAGTTGCCTGATGGTACAAAGACATTTGGTAAGACTATCAACAACCAACCAGAAAAGTTCTTCACTGAAGAAGTTATGGCTCAGTTGGATGAAGTTGCTAACAAAGAGTTCAAGTATGGACAACGAGTAGAAGAAGTAGAAGAAGATGAAGAAGTTCATTCAGACGTATGATAATGTAATTGACAATCAGTTTGCAAAACAACTGATTGCAATGTTTGAAGAAAATCCAGAACAACATGAAGAAGTTGTTCTGGAAGGACACCGATCTTTCAAACAAGTAACATTGCAATATCACGCCGAATGGCGTCCTTTTGCTATTGCATTACAAAATAAGTTTATTGAGTATATTGATAAATACATGAAAGATTGTAATATCACTGATATGATGTTTCCACAACAGTACTCGTTTGAAATGCACAGGTTAAAAAAATACGAACCGAATGATGTGGATGAGTTTGCAGATCATGTAGATGTTGGGAACTACGATTCTGCTCGTAGGTTCTTGGTATTCTTTTTATACCTTGATGATAACGAGGCTGGACATACCACTTTTCCACAGTGGGATATTGCAGTAAAACCAGAAGTAGGTAGAATGTTGATGTTTCCCCCAATGTGGACACATCTTCACGCTGGAACTAAACCAGTGAAAAAACCCAAGTACATTATAGGAAGTTATTTACATTATGTCTGATATTAGTGACAAATATACATTCGTAGAAAACAAGGACAAGAAGTGGTCTGGCATTGGACTTACAAAGGAAGCAGGCCTGTATCAAGGAGTTGTCTACGAATATGGAAAGGTAGAAATCATTGAAGATGAAAAAAATGATTCTGCTACTTTACAATTCGACTTTAATGTGTTAGACTCCAATGGTATGCCTCAAAAGATGTTTGGTGAGGATTGGTACAAACTCATTGGTGATATCTTAGACGATCTTATCAGAAACCAATTAGATGAAGGAAATATGCAGTATGTCAACACAGACGATTGAACGAACTACGCTTAGTAATTTAGTATATAATGAACCCTATGCTCGGAAGGTATTACCTTTTATCAAACCAGAGTATTTTTCCAATCGTCACGAAAGAGTTGTATTTGAAGAAATTAATCTGTTCATGGAGAAGTATGGTAATCAACCTACAAAAGAAGCTCTCTCCATAGAACTTGATAACAGAAAAGATTTGAATGAAGATGAGTTCAAGTCAGTTCAACAAATTGTCGAAACACTATCTGATGCACAGGTTGATATGCAGTGGTTGGTGGACACGACCGAAAAGTTTTGTAAGGATAAGGCAGTCTACAATGCTATCCTTAACGGTATTCAAATTATTGAGGGGAAGGACAAAGAACAAACCGCTGAGGCGATACCGTCCATTCTATCCGAAGCACTATCAGTTGCATTCGATCAGAATGTAGGACACGACTATGTAGAAAACGGTGAAGAACGATTTGAGTTCTATCACAAAATAGAAGAGAAAATTGAGTTCGACTTGGATTACTTTAACAAGATTACCAAGGGTGGACTTCCACAGAAAACTTTGAACATTGCACTTGCTGGTACAGGTGTTGGTAAATCGTTGTTCATGTGTCACATGGCAGCGTCAACCCTCATGCAAGGAAAGAATGTTCTATACATTACTTTGGAGATGGCTGAAGAACGGATTGCAGAACGTATTGATGCGAACCTGATGAACATCACAATGGATGACTTACACGAGTTGCCCAAAAAGATGTTTACTGACCGCCTTTCCAAAATACAAACAAAGACCAACGGAAAGTTAATTATCAAAGAATATCCAACTGCATCTGCACATACAGGACATTTCAGAAGTTTACTAAAAGAACTGGCACTAAAGAAATCATTTAGACCTGATATTATTTTTATCGACTACTTGAACATCTGTGCCTCATCACGATTTAAGGGGAATGCAAATGTCGGATCATATTTCTATATCAAGGCGATTGCCGAAGAACTTAGAGGGCTTGCAGTTGAGAATAACGTACCAATTATGTCGGCAACACAAACGACAAGAGGTGGGTACGCCAATTCAGATGTGGGTTTGGAAGATACATCAGAAAGTTTTGGTTTGCCTGCTACGGCTGACCTTATGTTTGCACTTATTTCAACAGAGGATTTGGAAAGTCTCAACCAGATAATGGTGAAACAATTGAAGAACCGATACAATGACCCAGGCACTAATAAGAGGTTTGTGGTTGGTATCGACAGAGCTAGAATGAAACTATATGATTGCGAACAGGAAGCACAAGATGATATTATTGACAGCGGACAAGATGAAGGAGCGGCATTTGATAAAACAACTTTCGGAGTGGGTCTTGGAAAGAGCAAGACTTATGAGAAATTTACGGACATCAAAGTATAACAAAAAAGTTAGTTACTTTGTTACGAAGGATGATAACCAGTGGCAAGTCGTGGAGTTTCCCTCTAACGACATTGTTCGCACGTTTGCCAAAAAACATGATGCCGAATTGTTATCAGACCAAATCAATAGGGTAAAACCTTTTGGTGATGATAAATTACCGCCTTTTATGAAGGGTAATAATAGAGTTGTTGACATTTCCGAATAATCTGTTATTATAAATAGTATTGAAATTATTTGTATGAATGGAAACGGTGTAAAATGTCAGTTATCAAGAAGGCTTATCGTCAGATAAACCCCATCAAAGAATCTAAGGTTTCTCACATAGATAAAGTGAGAGGACTTCACGAAGAAACTCTTCCTACAGATTTCTTTGATGGATTTACACATGAAATAAACACTAAGGCCAGTTCTGGTACAAGAACTGTCTATACAGTACGTTCCCCAGATAGAGAAACAGATAGAGATGAAATCCTTAGAAGGATGCGTCAGGCCGGTATTGATGCGAATCTAGGTTCAACTAGTTCTAGTGTTGACCCCATTGATGGTGAAATTGATGGTAAACGATTTAGAATTAATGTAAAACCAATGTCTGGTGGTATGCAAGAAACCACACTAAACTCTAGTATTACAGAACTCTTTCCATGTATCGCCTTTGAAAAGGGATACTCTCCTACAGATGCAGAATCCTTTCATAAGTACTTACTCGACATTGATGTGAGTAAGTTGAAGTGTGTGAACTCAAAAGATAGTGTGGCTGCACAGGAAACAATCAATAAGGCAGACACCTCTTCTAAATTTACAGAGAAAATGGATAATGCGATTGGTATTTTAAAGTACATAAAAGATGCACACAAAGATAAATCAATTTCAGAAGTGTATTGGGGGTATCGTGCAAAACCAACTGGTGTTCCCAAGTCACATCCAGGCGATATTTTTATTAAGTATAATGATGGTAAGTTTCTTGGCGTCAGTCTAAAGGCCGGTGGGAAGAAAACATCAGAACCACAACTCAATACATATGTTCGTCCAGTGTTTAATGCATTCGGTGAGACACGAATGATGGAAACATTACGTTCTACTGCATATGCACAAGTGTATTCTAAAATTAAAGGTATGCCTCCACTAACTGGTTTTGATGGTGGTGCAAATGGCAGAAGTGCAGATAGAAGAAAAACTGAAACTATTCTAAAAGATTACGATAGTAATAACAATAAGGCATATGAATCAGATTATGATTCAATGTTAGAGATTATGCGAAAAGGTGTTATTGAACTTTTCAATAAAAGTAAAGACAAGACACTGAAATATATTCAGTCTGAAGTGTTAAGAGATGCACCAGATGTTCCTACAATTGTTATTAAAGCAGTTGGTTCAGAATATGAAGAAGTTACTGATAGAGATGCAGTTGGTGTATTTCTTCCACAGGTAAAGTTTGTAAAGGCATATTCATCTCGTTCATCTAAACAAGATTGGTTTATTGAATTGAAGTCTGGTACAGAAACTATTACAATGAAGATGTCTATTCGTTCTAATAAATCTGGCCATGCTGGTAAAAAGAAACTAGGACAGTTTCCAACAGGACTGGCCATTAAATATAACGGACTTGCAAAATGATAAATTTTAGTTCATTTCTTACAGAGGACAAGGGTGGAAAGAACCTACACCTAGAACATATTGAGGATGAAATCCTTAACTATGGCATTACTGGTGGACGGGCTTCAATTAACTTTGTTCGTTCCCTAAGAGATATGCTTGCTGGTGCATCACGTTCATCAATCGACATGACTGTAAAGTGGGATGGAGCGCCTGCAATATTTGCTGGTATCGACCCTGCTGATGGTAAGTTTTTTGTTGCAAAGAAATCAGTATTTAATATAGAACCAAAACTCTATAAGTCAGAAGCAGAGATTGATGCAGATAAATTATCTGGTGCATTGAATAGTAAATTCAAAATTGCACTTGCAGAGTTTTCTAAGTTGGGTATTACAGATGTGCTTCAAGGCGACTTGATGTTTACGGACGATGTATCTACAGAAACTATTGACGGCAAGAGTTTCCTCACATTCCAACCTAACACTATTGTATACGCAGTAGATGTTAATTCGGATTTGGGCAAGAAGATTAAAAATGCAAAGATTGGTGTAGTATGGCACACAACATATAAGGGTGCAGAACTACAGGATATGAAGGCATCATTCGGTGCAAACATCAGTGGACTACAATCTCCATCAACAGTATGGATGGACGATGCAACATACAAGGATGTATCTGGTAAAGCAACGATGACTGAAACAGAAACCGCTGCAGTCACATCATCTCTATCTGCGGCTGGTACAACATTCAGAAAGATTAATTCTACCCTGTTGTCATCCTTTATGAATATACAGAACTCATTCACTGGAAACCTATCTGGTGCCTCTCTCAAGACTTACAACAATAGTAAGGTAAGAAAGGGAGAGACTATTAAGAATCCATCTAAACACGCAAAGGATTATTTGAAGTGGGTAGAAGATGCATTCCAAAAGAATATAGACAAACTCAAGACCCCTGCTCGTAAACAGGACTTGGAAAAGAAGAAAAAAGAAACTGTTCGTGAACTTGCAAAACACACGAAGAATTTGACTAGTATTATTGAGTTTCAGAACCATATTGTTGACGCAAAGATGGGGGTCGTAAAGAAACTAAATACTGTTAAGAGCATTGGAACTTTCATCAAAACAGCCAATGGGTTCAAAGTTGTAAACCCAGAAGGATATGTTGCAATTGATAGAGTTACAGGTGGTGCAGTTAAACTAGTGGATAGAATGGAATTTAGTTTCAATAACTTTACTGCAATAAAGGCATGGGATAAATGATAAAGTTTTCAGAAATAAGAGAAGCTCGTGGTGACACTTGTGTATTTACCTTTGGTAGATTCAACCCACCAACGACAGGACACGAAAAACTATTAGACGCTGTTGCGGCACAGGTAAAGAAAAACCCTGGCGCACCCTATTATGTATTTGCGTCACATTCCGAAAACCCAAAGAAAGACCCTCTTCCATATGTGAAGAAGGTTGCATACATGAAGAAGATGTTCCCAAAACACGCAAGGAACATTGTCGTAGATAAGGCTAGAAATGTATTTGAGATTGCAGTCTCATTACACAATAAAGGACACAAGGCAATCGTAATGGTTGTTGGTTCAGACAGAGTTGCAGAGTTTGATAAACTACTGAACACCTATAATGGTGTAGAAGCAAAACATGGTTTCTATGGTTTTGATAACATCGAAGTTGTATCTGCTGGAGAAAGAGACCCAGATGCAGAAGGTGTTGCTGGAATGTCTGCATCTAAGATGAGAGCCGCTGCATCTGCAAATGATTTTGACCAGTTCAAACTTGGTTTGCCTGATGGTTTCAAACAGGGTATGTCTCTATTTAAAGATGTTCGTAAGTACATGGGTATTCGTGAATCATTTATCACACACCAAGTACAACAGACAGAAGAAGATGTAATTCGTGATATGTATGTTGAAGGCAAAATCTTTACGATTGGTGA